ATCTTGAGATACAATAATTTCACTTTTACCTTTTTTCATGTGAACATCTTTAGCCATTACGCACTCCCTCTTGTAAATTCATACATTACACGCACAGTTATTCTTACACCACCATAAGGGAAAATAGTTCCTTCATCTGACGATGCCTCAATAATTTGTGTATCCAATGCATTACCATTTCTAGTTATATCATTATCTAAAGTTTCTTCAACTACTTCAATTATTTGGTTTCTAACTGTATCAATATTTGTATCAGTGCCTTTTCCAAAAGCTACAATGATAAAATCAATAGTACCTCTATAGGCACCAGAACCTGTTACTCCTATTGAAGCTGGCTCTCTTGTTTCGTCACCAGATTGTATAAACATTGCTGGAAACTGTGCATCACTTAACTCTTCTACTTCAAAAGGCTCTCTTGTTATTTTTTTAAACTCAATAGGACTTGTTACTGCATCAAGTTTTGTTATTATATCACTAGCGATGTTTTCTCTTTTGCTCATATTTTTAACTGACTAAAATAAAATTTTGCAAACTCTGCTTTTAATTTATCAACCTCTTTATCGCCAATAGCAAAAAAAGGTCTTTTTGTTTTCTTTTTACCTACACCTAATACATCATGTCTAAATGCTATTTTTTCTCTTTCTTTATTAGTAAATAATAAAGTATTTTTAAAACCTTTTTGTCTAAAATCTAAACTACGAAACATCTTACCTGTATCTGTTAAATCAACATGTCCTGTTTGTCTGCCTTTTTCTTTTCTTAATTTTATAGTGTTTTGTGAGTATGGTATAAATGAGCCACCATCTGGTAACTTGCCTGATTGAGTTCTTTTAGTAATCATCAAAACAGCCATGTTTGATACTCTATTGAGTGATGTTCTTATCGCTTTAGTTTGTTTTCTGCTAATACCTTTAAGCATATTGGAAACTGATAAAGTATTAACATTTACTTTTAAATCCATTATCTAACTAATCGTAGCATATGTAATGGTTCCTTTTCAGAATCAGAAACTGTCCCACCTCCGTCCTCGTCGTATTCGACCCCATCCCTTAATACAGCTTGAAACTCTTCATCGTATCTGTCTTTGTAAAAATCTATTTGAACTTGAAAGGCATCTTTACCCTCGCCTGTGTCTGGGTCTCGCCATTTAGTTAATTGAGGATAAATATATTTCCATAATGCTAGATAAACAACAGATTGTGTCCATTGTGCATTAGTTAATTTACTGTTAGTCATTTCAACAGTAGTCGTTTTTGTAATATCTTTGTATCTTACTTGATGTCTATATCGTTCCCACCATTCTTCACGAACTCTGCGAAGCACATCGTTTTCTGCTAATTGTAATTGATTATCAAAATCAGTGATACCAAAACCTAAAATGTCTGGTTGTATTTTCTGCAAATCACTTGCAGCTACACTAAACTCTGATGTTGCCATTATTTTTTAGATTTTTTTTTCTTAGCAACTTTTTTTATAACTTTATCAACTTTAACAGGCTCACTTACTGCTTTTGCAGTTTGTAAAGACCAACCACGCATATTAAATCTTTCAACATTGTTTTCATAGTCGTGCTTGTATCTTTCTATAACATCGCCTTTTTTATTAACAAGTTTTACTGTTTCTATACTCATAATTTTTTATACCAAATAAGGGGTGGATTGACCACCCCTATATTTTAAAAGTTACGCAGCTAAAGTATCTGCTGTGATTTTAACTCCATAAGAATCATGAAGTTCACCAACACCAAACACTGCTGTTGCGACGATCTCATCTGCACGAAGAGAAGCATCTCTTTGTGTTTCAATTTTAAGATCTTGCATCATTGCTAAACCTAAAGCATCTTGTGAAAACACTCCACCGATAGAATCATCAGAGCCATCAACTGCTATGTTTGAAGTTTCAAAGATTTGGATACCAGCAATATTGCCTACGAATCCAGTTCTCATAGCTTCGTTTGAAAGTTCTGTATCTCTACCAACAAATGTATTTGTTAAAGATTTTTTAACATTAAATATTTGTTTTGGGTGGAACACACCGAAGTATGGTCCAGGTGCTTTGTTAGTTTTTAGTTCGGCAGCACATTCAAATAAATCTTGAACTGTGATTTCTGCACCAGCTCCAGGTCCCTTTTCTGTAGAGAAACCTGAAAACAGAGCAGCTAGATCAGTATCAATTTTTGTAGCGATTGATTCACCGAATAATCTTCCGATGTCTGCAGCTACATTTCTTGATGCTGAGTTCCTTGCTAAATCCGTTAATGTAGTCATGATTCCCACTTCACTCGCTGTTATAGTGACTGAGGTTGGGTTGACTGCTGTGTTAGAAAGATCAGATGCCTCACTTACTGCTCCTGCTGATACAGTTGCATAAATCGGTACTTCTACGGATTTACCACCACCAGAGATAGTATAGTTTCTGACAAGACCTCTCATAATAGATTGTTCGCTAGCAACGAACAATGCTTCTGCTACGATCTCCGTGTATAATTCTGAAATCGTGCTACTTGTCGTTTCATTGGCCATTTTTTTTAACTCCTTAAATTAATGGTTATTTGTTCAAAACAATCTTCGTTGGCTGAGAGTCTCGCTCTTTACGATATTTGCGATATGTCTCTCTATCCGTAGGATTATTCATATCTAACTCACTCAGATTAAAAGGTTTACTGAGCTCTGACCTATCCACATTTGACACTGTGCCACTACCACTTGGGGTAGCAGTAACAAAGTGTGGGTTCTGTGTTAAAAACTCGCTAACCAACTCGTCAGTAGTTAAGAGTTCCCCCTTATTGTTATATCTTGCTATACCATTTTTATCAAGTATTTCAACATTGCCTGTTTCATTTAGTTTGATGTTGCTTTTTAGCAACTCAACAACTTGATCTGGATTGATAGCACGATTTTTTGAAGCTGATGAAAGTAAAGATTTATTTATCTTTATATCTTTCAGTTCACTTTCTAAACTAGAATACTTTTTGTTAAACTCTTCAGATTTTTCTTTGAGTATCTGCTCAAACTCGCCTTTTTGTATTTTGGTTTTTTCTTCTGCTTGTTTTTGATTTTGTACTGCTTGGATAGCAGTTTCTAAATCTTCAACATCTAATTTTTTATAAATTGATGCTCTTTCTTTAGCCAACCTTTCTTTAACTATGTAATCAACATGTTCTTGTGTAAAAGTGTTTGAGTTTACAGTTTCCGTAGGTTGTTCCGTTGGTTGTTCCTCAACAACGGGTGTCGTAGTTTGTTCTACTTTTGGTTGTTCGTCAGCCATTTATATCTCCTTATATATTCCAATCAGGATTTGTTGGAATCCAAGTATGTCGGCATCTATAACCACCACGAACTATAAAAGGATCGCCTGTGGATTTACCAGCCCATGACCTGTTATTCCAAATATCCCGAACTTCTTTTTCGGTTAATGTTTTGTTTACCATACTTCTACAAAAAGGTCTAGAGTCACGGACAAGCGTCCCAACATATTGGAAATGATTTAGACCACTATCTTTTGCTTTTTTGACAGTAAACTGTCCGTGAAACTGCATAACTGAATCATGAGCTATCTGACCAGCATACCTACGCATATTATTACCAGCTCTATCTGATGCATATTGTGTTTGTAATTTTTTTATAGCTTCCTCTACTTTGGCTTTCATATTTATATTGTATTTATTTTCATTAACAAAATCGACTAATTGATTAATTTCTGCAATGTTTGAACTTTGATATACTCCGTTAATATGCCCACGAATATTTGAAACCATATCATCAAAAGGTCTGCCAGCTATTATACTTTGATATACCTCGTCATTAATTACTTTTAAAAATCTTTCAGCAACATCTTCAAAACCAGCGAATACTTGATATTTCAATGAATTAATAGTTTGCAAATCTACATCAGTTAAATTTTTAAACTTGGCAGGTATAGGCATTTTTCCAAAAGTTTTTAATACTTCATTAGCCACCCTGTTATATTCTTCGTTAATAATTAAATCAGCTTCTTCTAAAAATGTGCTTTCAATTATTGATCGTAGTCTTGGTTGTAATTGTATTGCTAACCTGATATCAACTAAATCTAAACTACCTTTTGTAGCTTTAGTAAGTTCTTTGACAACATCTTCTTCTAAACGATAAAGAGTATTTATTAATCTTTCTTCATGTTGATCAGCAAGCTGTTCTAATATTCTACTCATCTAATACTGTTTCGCCATGCATATAAACTCCAATATGCAGGACTCAAAGTTTTTTGTCCTTTGACTTTTTTAAGCACACCACCCATACGAGCCATAAAACTTCTTTTTCTAGCTGGTATATTAGATTTAATTTTCATGCCAGGATCGCCGAATCTAACTTTTTTTACATTGTTTGTTTTTTTATCTTTTACAAAAACAGCAAACTTTCTTGATTGTCCTGGAGTACGAAAAGGTTTTCCAAGTTTAACTGTCTTACCTCTATACTTGGCCATTATTTTTTTCTTCTTTTTCTTTTACTTGCTCTTAAAATTATATCCTTATCAAAGGTGCCACTACGACCACGACTGATTAACTTATTAACTCTAGCCATAGACCATTGAGCCATACCGATACGAGGTCTGCTACCACTACTTAAAAATGCACCTTGACCTCTACGATACGATGCTTTTAAATCTGCAAAATTAAATAGCTTTGATTTCTTTGCTTTTGCTTTTAATGTTTTAATTGTACTTGCTGATAAAGGTTTTCTAAATTTTCTAGCCATTATATTTTAGTCCTTCTTCTTAATAAACTCATTGGTATCCTACCACCACTTTTATAAATTGATGACATTCTTTTTAATAGTGATGCTCTTGAACTTCTTTTTGAACCAGATAAACCCTCTAAATACTTTGACGGTATTTTAGTTTTTTTATCTTTCTTAACTCGTTTCTTCTTCTTCCTCGGCATTAGGAGTCTGTCCTTCTATTTCTGTAGTTTGAAACTGACCTCGCACTGTTCTTGTTGAATCAATCTCGTCATTAATAGTTTTAATAGTTTCATTATCATCAATAACAGCTTCAGCGATTTGTTTATCAAGTTCTTTGTTAAATGTTTCTGATTTAATCCCACTAGCTTTAGCCATTTGTAGGTATTGTAAATCGTTTGCCCAATCTCTTATGTCAAAAGTATCTGGATAATCCACTGAACCATCCCATTGTTTATCTTGCCACTTTGCAAATAATCCCCATATTTGATCCTCTGCATTTTCAAGATAATCTGCTTTTTCACTGAGCCTTGCGTTCAAAAGCTGAAACTCTGTTTGCAATGCTATACCACTTGCAATCTGTTGACCTGTGGCTCTTACAGAACCCATGTGTGTTATTCTATCAATAGCATCAACTTTCATTTGAATACATTTCATAATACCGTCAAGGTTTTGCCCACTTGGTTGTATAATGTATGGTTTTAAATCTGATTGTAAATCTTCTGGTATCTCTATAATTGAACCAGCACCTGCACTTGCTTCAACATTAGGTGTCTTTACTAGACTAGGGTGGTTCGCTAATCTAATTAATTGTTCTTTTTCTGAGTAATCATTGTAAATAGACTGTTGTAAATATGCAACATCTGCTAAATCACTTATGCCTATCGGTCTCTTATTTCCTCTTAAATTATAAACATTAACTGCTGGAATCATACCAATAGGGTTAGGTATTTCTTCAATAGTCATAACATCGCCATCACTATATTCCTTGTCATAATCTTCTACTTGGTAAGTTCCAATCATTTCCTCTGTAAAAACTTTTAGTATTGCTCTTTCGCTATTAATATCTTCAACAACAACTAATAAATCTAAATAAAATCTACCACTCGGTGCTCTTTTATAATTCCAATTAACAATGTTTTCTGGTGTATAAATTGACATATACGGTCTAATGTCTTGTGATAATTCTTCTGCTCTAGTTTTTGCATTGGTTTGTGGCTTGTCAATAATAACCCAACAATTACCATATATACTTGCATTCATTTGAACCTCACGCATAACAGTATCAAATGACCTACCGTCTAAATCAGCATCAGCAATAAATGATTCTAATTGTGGGTCACCGTCTAATGT